AACTGGTTCTACTACTTGGAAATGCTCAGGGTCTAATCCCCACATTCGAAGAACTCCTGACCAATCAGGCGCGTTATCGCCTTCCATTGGTTGAGTTGTTACGGTTCCTTCTTCACCTTGCCAAGTGACCCCAGGCAACCATTCTGCCTGTCTTTGACGAGGTTCAGTTTTTTGAACTGAATTCATCTCGCTAGTTTTAAGCAGATTATCTAAAGCATCATCAAGACTCATTTGGACACTTACACCCATCTTTTCCAAATAGCCTTCTACGATGTCTACGCATAACATCAGAGCCTACCGTAATGCCAAAATCTGCTAAGACCTCTACTAAGCGAGCAGAATTAACTTTTTCGTTTAGTAGTATCTCTTTGAACTTTGTTTGTAAAGGTTCGGGTAATTCTCTTGTAATTCTTCCTACCGAACAACCTTCTTGTATTTTCCAAATACCAACTAAATTATCTAAGGCAGAAGCAAAATCATCCTGATTTATTTTTGGATTTACAACGGGGGCATCGGATACTCCACGGGCGCGTGGCGCTTTCGAAGAGGAGTCTGTCGCATTTCCAGCATCGCTGGAACTCATCGAGTGTTGCGTTTCTGCCATACGGGTCCACCACTCTCTCTCTAGGAGCCTGTGGCTCCTCGTTTACATTCGCACTAGACATCTGAAATTCACCGACACTAGCGGACGATACTTTGGGTCTACTCCTAACAAGTTTACTGAACCCATTGGTTCAATACGCATAATATGTACCCCTGAGACGGTTCTTTCAAGCACCGACGCGAGCAACACGCGGATAGATTCTGCCTTGTCTCTAGCGGTTGGATAATCTTCTCGCCCTGCTCGACAAATAATTTGAAGCATTGGGTAATCAATTTGAATACCGCCTGAACCCATAGTAAATGTTGGGGAACTTCCAGCATTTTCATACACGGCTACGCAAGCATCAGGGGTCTCAGGTAAAACTGCCAAAAATATAGAGGTGCCTAAAGTGCCTTGGCTGGCATGAGCGCCAAAAGCGCTCGCCGTATTTTGTAGGTAATCACCTACTGATTCAAGAATAGTTGGCATTAGCCCCTATGACCTTTCTCTATAATGTCCATAATTCTACCCTTTATGTTTTCTTGGATAGTGGACATGGCTTCCATGACAGGTTGCTCAAGATATTTAGCCTGTGTCGGTGGCTTATGGTAATTGCCAATAATTTCATGGACATAAAGAGCGTAAGGTGCGGCGGGACCACCATAGAAAATATCTACAAAATAGCCTTGATTTCCCATTTGTGGGGCGGATACTCCACCTGAGCCACGAAGTATGCCTGTATCTACTGGGACTAAAATCTGAGATTTAGCAAAGATGATATTAGCCTCTTCCCATATCGCTTGGGCTATGGCTCGAGGAGTATCTTCCTTACCAGCCTTGAGAGCATTGACTAATTCTTCATCACCGAATAAGTCGAATTTGAAGGACGACTTCGCCATAACTAACGCCCAAATCTGATGACGGTGTGATGCGCTCCGTTTTCGTCCGCGATGTTATCTACTCCATTGATGGTAAAGGTGTCCGCCCCGACGACCATTCTATGACCAACCGTGATTGAGGTCGCGGGACCATAGGTGATGAATCGTCCAATATCAACAACTTCAACGCCTTGAACATCTTTGGATTTAACTGTGTCATAAATAAGACGACCAGTAACGGTTGTACTGCTATTAGCAAAAGTAGGTTTGTTGTATTTATCAACCGAAGCCTTGGCGGTAAATACTACGGAGTCAGTCATGAACTCCGCGACCTTAGTGTAGATAGCGTCCATTGGCTACCTTATTCTTCTATGCGTTTGTCAGAAACATTATTTGGATTGTCGTGAATACCAGCATAAAAGTCAGTATTAAAATCATCCACAATTCTGTCATTTGTAGACTTTAGAGCCTGAGCATTGGCAAACGGTCTTGGGGGCGACTTACGCATTTCTCGAACAAGAAAACTATTAGCCAGTTCTTTGTAGTGTTGTATTTTGGCTGAGAAAGACTCTGATACCGAGATGTCTCCAACGCTCTTAGAACTGCTATCGGCTAGACGGCTAAAACGGGCGATAAGAATTTCAGCACATTCACGCGCCGATTTGTAAGCGTTGCTACCCGCCTCGCTAATTACATAATTTAATTCTTCATCTGTAAATAAAGGGTCAGTCGAATCTGTATCGTTAATAAGAAAACGCACATAATTACGGGTAGAGGTACTTGGGTCTCCCGAGTAGGTAAATGTCATTACATTCCACCGAGCATTAGAACAGATGTTCGAACAAAGTTCTCGTTTGCTAGTGTGTCTGTTTCGTTAGGTAGAGTGACTGTTACATCTGAGGTTGGTTCTCCAGCGGATAAGGTCAATTCAAAACCATCGGCTGTTGTACCCTCAAAAACGATTGATTGATTGAAAGCAATTTCAAGACCAGTTACCTGACCTGTGAATGTTGGTGAGGCTAGGGTCTTATTTGTGAGCGTGTCAGTTGTATCGCGTCCTACCAAAGTTGTTGTCGCGTTAGGAAGGGTAACTATTCGGTCTGCTGTTGTTGGGTCGGCAACTGTGAGTGTTGTTTCAAAACCATCGTTAGTAGCACCTTCAAAAACAATGTCGGCGCCAGCACCAAGGGTTATTGTAGAGGAAAAAGAAGGAGCGGAGGTAAGGATGTAGTTATCTAACTCGTTATCTACATCTGTGGCTAAATTTAGGATGTCGGTATGAACGGCAGGGTTGTCTCCCGCTGTTGGATAGCGTAGACCTTTAGTTGTTGTACCTGCCATTTTATACTCCTATTAAATAATTAAATTACTAGAACTGCCGCTTCTTCTTCTGTAAGAGGCTCACCAGCAGTAAGTTTGGCTTTTGCTGATGCTTTCAAATTAGCGATACGCTGTTCTTCTGCTTCTCGTTCTGTTTTTTGTTGAGCGTGAAGTTGCGCCTGAGTTTCTAACTCGGCTAATTCTTCCTCGTTAAGTTCTATGTAATCTTGCTTTCCAGTAGCAACATCAACTATAAGTTTATATTTAGCCATGATTTATTGCCTCCCAATCTTTGATTTCCTCGTTCCAAGTGTATAGGACCCCATCCGTAGGATAAGGAACTGGCGCTTGCCAATCATTGTTTTCGTCAAGCGACCAAGATAAATAAGGTTGTTCCGCAATAAAAATATCTTTATTTTTGTCATACTTCATTCCGATACCAGCGAATTGCTTGCGGATTTTGCTATTGTAACTTGTCTTGACCCAAGTACCCCCAAGGGCTAAATCTTCAGCAAGATACTCTTGACCTCGATTTTCTTGTCCATCAGGTACGACAAGAACTTGAAGAACAATTCCATCTTCATCTATTTGAGCATAGTGCGCCATCATTTCTCCTTATACTTTAGTGTATCTAATAATAACAATGCCTGACCCGCCATTACCGCCAGCACTTAAAGCACCAGCACCGCCACTTGAAGCACCAGCACCGCCACCACCAGTCGCAGGTAGTCCTCCATTACCACCGCCACCTGCTGTGTCGTTAGTAGTACTTTTTGCTCCGCCACCAATTCCACCATCAGGATGCCAAATAGATGAGCCATCTACTCCGCTAGTTCCACCAGCACCGCCTCCAGCAAAATAGCCAAGTTCTCCTGTTCCTGTGGCATTAGCCCAAGAAGCGTAAGTATTTACTCCCGCACCACCGCGACCACCAAAGCCTTCGCCAACATTTGCGCCCGCATCACCACCTACTGCGCCCATACCACCGCCACCGCCACCGCGATATGAATTTATACTATCATCACCATAGGACCTACCATCACCCCCGTTATTACCTTGACTTCCAGTTCCACCAGTACCATCTACGCTCGTTCCAGCGCCACCGCCTCCACCGCAACCGCCATTAACGCCGTTGCGAGTTGTATTGGCTGAACCACTATCAAAATAACGACCACCACCGCCACCGCCAACTGCCGCTGTTAAAGATAAAGCGCCACCAGTAACATTTGAATTCGTACCGCTACCACCTTGACCTGTACCTGCCG